TTTTAACAAGAATTCTATCGCCAGCAACAGTTTGATAGGTATCAATTATTGGGAAACCTGACAAACTTGCAATATTTGCTGTTGTGGCTACTTGAAAAGGTTGTTTCCAACTAAGTCCTGATGCAACAGAATCTACATATAACTTATTAACAAGGTCAGTATTTCCTACAGGATTGGCCAATACTTGACCGCTACTAAATACGCCACTAGAAGGCGTTGTAGCACCAATAGTCGTACTATTAATTGTGCTATTAGTAATATTAAGACCTGATTGGTCAGGATTAATAGTTGCTGTAAATGGTTCGCCTTGACCAATAAAGGTCTGAAACTCACCATCAACGCTAAAATAAGCCTGAACAGGTAATAAATTCTGAACAGTAGAATTAGCTGGATTAGCCATGTTAAGCCTTAATTAGTTAATGCCTTCGCCGGGTGTTACTTCAAGGCTTGTAGCCGCACTAGCCACAAACCAAGCATTAGGAGGAATACTGCTAAATACAGCAACTCCGTTTGCTGGAATAGCCAATGTATTTGCAGATGGAACGCCAGCCGCAGGAGCAATAAGAACAGGAGTTACTGTTGCATTATTTGGTTCTTGCGGTTGCCAACATACACGAACAAGATTGGCTGTTAGATTAACAAAGCGATAACCAGTAGGGTACATATTGTTGCTTGAGTTAACCTGCACAGGCGATGTTCCAACTAAATATGTAGGTCCAAATGGTGCAAATGCTGAGTTATACATTGTTTTTTCCTTATAAAAAGGTCAATTCATTATAGGTTATTTAATAAAAAAGCCCAACCTTTTTGAGGATGGGCTTCTTAAATATTACATACTGTTATGCAGTAATTCCAATATTTTTTACAGCGGTAATTAAAGCGTTTACAGCGGTTGCAATTTCAGTACCTGTTGCTGTGTTGCTAAGTGCTGTAATAGCGGCAGCTTGTGCTACTGGAGTTTCACCATATAAGCCCATTAAACCACCTACTGCGCCTAGTGCCACACCATCAGCCGCATTGCCGTTAAATAGTTGAACTGGTGTACTTGTTACTGCTGGTCCTGGATTAGACATAATATATTCCTTTTAAATAGTTAAAAAGGAAGGGCTTTCGCCCCTCCGTTATTAAGCTGCAACTCGGCAAGCAAGTTCTTGGTACAAAGGAGCCCAGCCATAAAGCACATCAACACGAGTAGGAATACTGTCGTTATTGATTGTGTATTGGCGCACGACACGCATTGAAAGACCAATTTCCTTGTCGCTTGCACGACCAGCAAAATGAACACCCTCAGGCAATTCCAAGTCAGCCATAGCCAAAGTAAACGCATTTTTGTGCATTACGATGTTCTGTGGAGAAACTACGCCATTACCGCTTGCGTTGTACTGGCTTGCAAAGAATGCAACAGCCGCAGTAGAGCTAGTGGTAGGAATTGACACGTTTTGGAACTGACCGCCTGAAATAATTGCAGGAGAAACAGTAACGGAAACGCTTGAACCTGAAGCTACGGAAACAGCAGACTTAACTACAAATGAACGCAGTTTGTTTGTGCCGTAAGCTTGACGGTTTTGTGGGTTTACTGCAAATACGCCAGCAATGGTAAATGTGTCACCAGCATTCAAATTGATAGTACCAGTATTGGCGGCTGTCAAAGTGATTGTGGACTGTGAAGCCCAACCTGATGTCAAGAAACCAGTTGCAGTAGTAGTGTTTACAGAAGCTGTAACGGTATTGGTTGTGAAGTTACCAAAAGTTTGTGAAACGATGTTTTGGTCAAGTTTCCAATCCATACCGCCTGAGTCACGACCCATCAAGCCTTTAGTGTACTGGCTAGAGATTTGTGCTGTTGGAACAAACAAACCTTTTAAGCTATCCACAATGGTAGCAGAAGTAAATGGCTCAACAACGCAAGTACGTTTGCCGTCACGAGGTGCGCCTTCAGAATCAAGGAATGCCTGTGCATTAAGGTATGTTAGCAAGCCAGTTGGAGGCGTACCAGCAGTACCAACAATGTTAGCAGTATTCAATGTTGCCATTGAAGTGCCGTCATAGTCAATTTTGTTGGCAATAGCCGCTACAGCAGGCTTTAGGATACGATCAGAGAACATATCCAAAGACAATGCTAGGTCTTGTGTGGTGAACTGGGTATCGACGTGGAACTGAGTAGACAAAGTTACAGGAACTGAAGTCTCGTTCAGATCTTCCACATTAAGTGCAGGACCAGTCGTACCAATGAAACGACCCGGACGGCGAACGTTTACAGTTGCGCCAATTTTTGCGCCAACAACAGCAAATTGGTCGTCATAGTTACGGTCTACAGCAGATGAGAATGTTAATTCGTTTTCGAGAACCATCAACGCTTCGTTGGTGATTTTCGAGATAGTTAATAGCGTATTTGCCATGGTTTAAATCTCCAAAAAAATTAGGTTTATCAGCGTATCCGATTAGCTTTTCGTGCGGCTTTCCATTGAGCATATGACCCGTAGAATTCACCATTGGTGTCTACAAGAACATCTGCCCCAGCGGATTTGCCACCCTTTAATGGGCTAATAGGTGCTGGTGCTTTACTTTGAGTCACAGTTTTTGCTTTAACTTCAGGCTTTTCATCTTCAGCCTCAAATTTAGCTTCCAAACGACCAATTTCCTTAAGGGCTTTAATAGCTGGCATTTTTGACAAAGATTCAGCATATTCATCATCAGAAGCTAAGTGGTAAAGGATTTGTGCGCCTACATCCGATTCGATAATTGCATCACGAACAGCATCACTTACTACTGTGGTGCTACTTGCTACAATTTCATCAAAATCAGGCATGGAGCTTTTAGCCTTTGCTACTTTTTGATTCCAACTCTCAATAACCTTATTGCGTTCCTCATCAGCTTTACGCTGTGCTTCCACAATATCTCTATCTCTTAATGCTTTTTCAGCACTCCATTCCGCTAATGCTTCTGCATATTCAAAAGCATCATTAAACTGGTTTGCCTGAGGTTTATCATCAACATTAGCTGTTTGGGCTATGGGTTGAGGATTTGCCTTTGCTTCTAATTCCCTTAAACGAGCCTCTAACTGTTCTGCTTTGGCTTCAGCATCCTGAGCCCTTTTAGTAACTTTAGAGAACCGCTTTTCTAGCTTGTCCTTTGGCTTTTCTGCTTCCTCAGCTTCATCCTCTGCCTTCGGTTCACTCGAAGATTCCTCGGTAGCTGGCTCTGACTCAGGGTTTTCCACTACTGGAGTGTCCTCTGTTTCAGCCGCAGTTTCCTCAGGAGAATCCGCTAAACCTAATCTTTCTGCATAAAATTCTGCCGCATTACCACTTGTTACAACACTACTTGCTTCTCTTACTTCATTGACTTCGGCCATGATTTCTCAAGCTCCTAGTTATTACTACCGATTAAAATACTAAATTATTAATTTGTCAATTATCTTCTAATAATGACTTAATTTCATCTTGATGCTTTTTTAAGTCTTCAGCAGACATACCTTCATACATACTTTTTGGCTCACCTTCAGGCTCATATTTACGACCAGCCCTGCGTGCCATTTCACGCAAAATAAATTCTTCTCTATTGGCTCCGATTACAGTAGTCATTATTTGCCCATTTCTTCTTTATAAACTGGTTCTTGTTTATCGGCTAATTTCAGCTTTTTAGCCATATACTCATCACGATTTTCAGAAGTTACAACTTCTCGGCTTTTTTTCTTTCTTTTTGCTTCTTTTTCTTTTTGCATCATGTTCTGAATTTTGCTTACAGTATTAGCATCTTTCTTTTTTAAAGACTTTTTATCCACAGCTTCCACAACTTCAGAATCGTATTTATCCTTATTTAAGGCATATTTATAGTTTTCTTCAGCTTTGCCCATATTAAATTGCCCTTTCAATAGCTTCTGCATCGGTTGCTTTTTCGGAACTTGTGCTAATTGTAGCCAAAATATATGCTAATTCAGCCTTCATTCGTTCAATTTCAAGCCTTGTTTCGTTGTCAATAACAGTATCATTAGCCTGAACTTCTGTGCGTAATTGGCTATCAGCCATACGAGCATCCACTTGCATTTGTGTACGTTGTGTTTCGGCCGCTTGTTTTTGTTCTTCAATGGAAGCACGATACTTCATATCCATTTCCATAGCTTGTATCTGTTGCTGTAGCTGCTGGATAGTTTCTTGGCTTTGTGCCAATTGCATTTGAACTTGTGGTGGAATATCTGATTTTTCGTCAATTTGAGCCAATGGATTAGCCGCCGCCAATCGGTCTGCAATAATGTCTGCGCCCGGAAAGTCCATGTTTCTAAAGACTAAATCACCAGCTTGTTTCATTAGGTCAGGATCAACGCCCATCATGCTAATCATAGAATCAACAGCTTCTTGACGTTTAGAGTTATAGCCCGGTCCTGTTTCCATAACAACATCGTATTCACCAACGGTTACATCATTAAGGATAGTTTCCACGCCCATTTCATTTTGTGTGCGCTCATTAACATTAACAATTTCGCCTTTGCCATCATCACCAATAATGCGTAAAACACGCTCTCTGTCATAAACATAAGGAATAAGGTCAAGAATAATGCGACCAGTTTGCTTAATAGACCTAGTTAAATTATCGTAATAATGGTAATTAGTCATGTCAGCTTGTTGTTGCTGACCTTGTATTGCTTTGCCTGATTGATTACCAGTTGGCAACATGGATGGATCATAAATACCAACTACAGCCATTAAATCTTGATTTAGGCTTTCCAAAGCGGTAACAATGCCCATTGGTGGAGCTTCAGGCTGTAGTCTTTGTGGCATTGGTGCTTCTCTGCCCTCACTATCAGTCTGCTTATAACGCAATACAGGCATAGATTTAATGTTAGCTTGCGCCCATTCATCTTCGTGACCTTCGTCTTGACCTTCTGCCAATAGCCATTTGGCTTTAGGGGCAAGGGCAACGGACTCGGTTAGTGCTGTAGACCAAAAGTTGTACATACGCTGTGGATCTTTAGCCATGCGTGTAAGACCAAACTTCTTTTTCTTACTATCAACAATAAGTTGCTGACCATAAACTGGCACAACTGGAATGTATTTACCAGCCCAATCTCGTCTTTCCAAGACCTGCATACCAGTTAGCTTTACCCACTTAATTTGCTTTTTAACTGTAACTCTACGGCTAACCTCATAAATACCAGCCGCCAACATAACATCTTGTTTTGGCATTTCATCAGCATAAACAGTCGTACCATCGCTTAAAAGCACTAATTTAGTATGTTTATATTCTGTATAAAAGTATTCTGCTATGCGGATATCCTCTTTGGTAATCCACTCAGATTGGCTATCGCCAGTACCTCTAGGCGTAAAACCTGCATCGGTTTCTGCATCAGGATACATTTTTTTAAATGAGTCTTTGCTTATAACCTCAGTAATTAAGCACTTTTCTGCATCTGAACCATCAGGCTCATTACTATTAGGGTCAAAATAGACCATAAAAGGATTTTCAATACGCTTAATATAGATTTCTTGGTCGAAACTGTCAGGTCGTACATAATCAGTAGTAACACGCCAATAGCCCCAACCCATGCGAACAGCAAAATCAAAAGCATTGTCATAAGCGGCATCAGCATCGGATTGCTCCTCTACATGGCGGCAAATACCAGTAATGATTTGCGCCATTTTTGAATCAGTTTGGTTATTTACGCCAAAGCATTTAATTCTAGGTCTTTGTTGTCTTTGGCTATTGGCAATTTGACGGCAATAAGCGTCAATTTTATTAATAGTCAAATAAGGTCTAGATTCCAATAAACGACTATTTTGAATCTCTACAGGCCATTGGTCGCCACCAGCAAACTTTAAATCATCAAGTGCTTCGACTCGATTGTTTGAGTCATTATCTGAACAAAAGCGTAAAAATTCTTTGGCTTCATTAATAATACCTTCATCGCCATCATCTTCTATGTCTGAATCGTAGATACCCATATAGAGTCCTTATTTCATATTTGTCAATAGTTTAAGACATCCAACTAGAAACTTGGTAATTTATTTTTTTAGCCGTTTTCTTTTTTGGCTCATTAATCATTAAACCTATGTATCTGAAAGCATCAGCACCATGTGAAAAGTTGTCATGTAATGGTTTACGGCTAAAAGCCCCTGTTTCAGGATCAGTATCATACCTATAATGTCTTAAACATTGTAGACCTTCGTAGCAATTTTCTCTATCAAAATAACACTTACTAAAGATTGTCCTTGCCGCATTTATAGAATCCGCAATAGGCACTCGGTCAATAATCCGCACATTAAACCCTGCCGTTCTTACAATATCCTCAATGCTTCTGCCGTTAGCGGCTAAAGTCTTATTTTGAGCATCGTGTGGCAAATAAAGCGTGTCGTAAACATAACCAAAAGTTTGCATTTTGGCTAATATGTCACTCATAGTGGTTTGATTTGTTTCGTAATAGCGTATTAAGCGTGTTTCCATGCCAACAAATTGAAGAAACCACACAGCCGTTGCATCCGACCAGCCAATGTCAAATATAGCCAAAACAGGCTTGGTGGCATCGTAAGGCACTCTAGTAATCCTGCCATCAAACTCAGCTTGTTGCATTTCCTTGGCAAAAATAGCTCCATCCACAGTCTGACGGCACATTCCTTCCCAAACGGTATTGTAGGATTCTCTATCTCTTACAAATAAAGCATCTTTTTCTAGCCTTAAAGTCTCAGGAAACCAAGGATTATCCTGCCAATTTACTTTGGCAATAAGGCAATCGCTAGGCGGATTAGCTACAAAACGCTGGTAAGTCTCATCTGTTTCCAATTCAGGGTTAAACGACACCCAAATCTCAGACTTTTCTTTACGAATGGTAGGAATAAGAACCGACCAGCTTAATTTACTGGTGGTATTGGCTTCCTCTACCCAACATATATCCACACCCTCATAGGATTTAACATTGGCAATATTGTTTTTTAAGCCTACAAAAGCAAATTCAGAACCATTTTTGCCACGAATAGAGTTTTGAGTAATCTCAAAATGGGCATCTAGCTCCATTGCATAGATTTGGTCGCTTAATAGCTTGTGAACCGACTC